AATCAGTATTTTTTGACATCTTATTTTGCTTCTATTTTTGCATTTAATTCTTGAATTGCTTTAACTAATGCAGCAATTATTGGTCTATCAGATAAGCCTATAAAATCACCATCTTCAACATAAGCCTGTGGAATATATTTTTTAACTTCTTGTGCAATAAATCCCAAAGTTTTTTTATCTAAATTATTTTCAGATTTCATTCTGTATAAAGTAGGCTTTAAATTTAAAACTTCATTTAAGCCAATTTTTGATTCTTCAAAATCTTTCTTTTTATTGACATCTGACAAAGGAGTATAAATACCATTGCTTGGATTAATGCTTGCTATATTCCCGATATTTGAATTAAACAAAAATGGTGTTCCTGATGTTGCATACCAACCAAAGATGGTGCTTGAACTTCTATCTCTAAAAAAGAAACCTGCATTACCACCTGTAGTTCCTACACTACCTTCAACATGAAGTTTGTCATTTGGATTACTCATGCCTATTCCGACTTTTCCATCTAATGCAATTCGCATTCTTTCCCCTAATACACCACCAATTCGAGTATTAAATACTAATGTTCCATTACCTGTATTTCCACTCTCATCCCAACTTTGAATTTGTGCTTTAATTTCTGCATTAAATCCTACAAAGTTTATGTTTAAAAATTTTCTATCAGCACTAATTCCATATTGATTATTTGTTGTAATTGCTAATGTCGTATTACTACCAACTGCATCACCTGTTGCAACTCCTAATGTCAATAAATTGCTTGGGGTTCTTGTTCCAATGCCAACATTACCACCATTAGGATTTAATGAAAGATTATAATTAACACCTAAATTACCTGCATTTGTTGCTTGAATCCATGCGTAAGTAGTTGCAACATTCATTCCAAAATCTAAAACTTCACCATAAAGTCCATTTGCAGCAATTAATCTAAATATACCATTTTGTGTTGAACCACTTGTCGCAGGAATACCTTGATTAAAACCTGTTACACCTTGATTAACCATCAATTTTTGTGATGGATTAGTTAAATTAATTCCTACATTGCCATTGGCTAAAATTCTTAATTTCTCACTATTATTTGTAAATAATGCTAATCCATGATTTGTTTCTGTACCAATGTATGATGCACCAAAAGCATTATCAGCAAACATTTTAACTCTCATTGCACCTGTTGTACTTTCTGCATAAATACCTGCTCCTGTTGTATTTGATGCTTGAACGGTAGTATAACCTGAATATGCTAATGGTGCATTTGTTCCAATTCCTAAATTACCACTTGATGTAAGAGCCATTCTATATGCTCCATTACCATACCAAAATAAAGTATTTGCAGAATCTTCTGTATAATTATACCAATTAGTTGTTCCATTGGTCTGCCATTGAAATCCAGCTTGCGAAGTTGTAGTTCCTCTATTAGCTAAAAAATATGTTGTGCCACTTGATGTTGCACGAATGTTTCCTGAAACTTCTAATGGTACACTTGGATTAGTTAATCCAATTCCAACATTACCAGAAGATGCAATAGTAAATAAATCAGAATAACTAACCGCTGCGTTTGCTAATCCAACACCTGCATAGCTATAAATTAAATTACCATTATTTGCAATTTGTAATTTACCAGAAGGATTAGCACTATCTACATATTTAAAACCTGAATCAAAATATGCACCATTTGTAATATGAAAATTAGATGCACCAATTAAAAAGAACTTATTAGCTATATTTAATTGATTTAAGGAAGTTGTATTTATTGTTAAAGTGTCGATAAATCTTCCTGTACCACTAACATCTAATTTATAAGCAGGTGATGCAGTACCAATACCAACATTTGTACCGTTATCAAATATCAATGAATTAGTCAAGTTTGAACTTCCCGACCATTTAGGAATGTAATTAGTAGTTCCTGCTCCTGTAAGCCCTGATGTTAAGCTTGCAACATAATTGATAATATCAACAATATCATTTGCTACAACACCTATTGCTAAAACAACAGTAGTACCATTAGTAGCAGTATAATCAGCATAGTTTAATCTTGCACCATTTACAAATACATCAACCAAGCCAGCAGTATAACCTCCAACAATAGTAAATGTAGTTTGCCCTCCTGTCGCAACAAAAGAGGAAATATTACGCATTCCCGAACCTGGTGTAATTGTCCAAGCCCTATCAGCAGTTAAGTCATAAGAAGTACCATTAATACTTAATAAACGAGATGCAGGAGTATAAATAGTATTATCATAGCTGATTGTACTACCACTAACCTTAACGAATCCTGTACCACTTAAAGCACTTTGTTTTGAATTAAAATTAGACCAATCAGTTGAACTTAAAAATCCATTAACAGATGCAGATGATTGACTAATACTAATAACACCACTTGTAATAGATAGTGGGGCAGAAGCAGTTAAAGATGAACCCGTAGAAACACTACCATCAGCCATTAAGTATTGACTTGATGTACCACCACTTTTCTTGATAGAAGAAGCAATTAATGAACCATTGATTTGAACTAAATCAACTCCATTATCAGTAGTCGTACCCCAAAGTAATCTACCATTTGAATTAACTCTACCTCTTTCACTATTTTCTACTAAGAAAGCCAAAGAATGAAATGTAGATGTACCAACTTGAAATACACTATTAAAGGTGTTCATAAAACCCTTAATAGACATATCATAATGATTAACACCTAAGAATCCTGCTCCTGTCTTTCCTCTGACAATCAATTGTGTAGCACCAGCAACATAAGTTGGAGTTTGACCAACAAACACATTACCATCACTATTAATCCCCATCTTTTCTGATTGAGAACCATTAGTGTAGAATTGAATACCACTACCTGCTTTCTTAGATGCAATTGCAGCATCAATAGAAGTGCTAGCTTGATAGTAAGCATCAGCACCAAACATTGCAGTTTCAGCACCATTCTGGTAAGCACTAAACATACCTCCACCTGTTGGACTATTATTATCTAAGATAACATTAGTATAGGCAGTAGTACCCTTCATGTGCAATAAAGCAGTAGGAGTAATTGTACCTAATCCAACCAATGAACCATTAGTCCAAAAAGGAGAATTAAGCATTAATGATGTATTGTCGTAGTAAGGTAGATAACCTTGTGTACCAAATATGTTTCTATTTTTCCATAATTCAGTTACACTATCATAGACAATAATATTTTTATTTAATGGATTTAATATTTGAACATCATGTATTTCTTTTAACTCAAAACCATTCTGTACTTTAACAAATATTTCACCATTATTATTATTAGAACGAGTAACAATACCTATAAACACTAAGTGTGCAGGAGCATAAGGCTTATTAGTTAATCCATAAATTAATGCACCATCAACACCAAGCCAAACAGGGTCGCCAGCATTAGCAGAAGAAGTATTAAGACCTGTAAGTAATCCCTCTGTGATAACAAAACCCTTAGCATTAATATTTAAGTTTTGAGCAATTAAGCCCATAGTTTTAGATGAAAAAGCTTCATTAACATTAGAAGCCTTAGAAACAATCATGTTAGTTCCATCAGCACCCGAAACATATACTGCTTGACCTTTTGTTAAAACAACTCCTGCTTTTACCTCATGCTTTAATTGACTTGTCCAATCTGCAACATTATCAATCCATTCTGCATTATAGTCATCTGCATCAATCTTAGATAAGATTTGACCTGCCGTACCTCCTGTTGGTAATCCATTAAGAGCATTAGCAATAATAATACCCATAACCACATTGTTAATCAATGGGCTATCAGGATAAACACGAACATTACGAGTATAGTTAATATTCCACTCTGAACCATGAGAACGAATCCAAACATAGAAGTCAGTCATTACAGTAACTTCTACATCTATATCTGGGTCATCTAATTGGTAAGTGGCAGGAGTTGTACCAGGAAATGTTCCTGCAATGGTAAAACCATAGTCAATATTACCCTGAGGAGGCATTGGTACAAAGCCTTCGGAAGTAAACTCTTGAAATACTCTTAATGTCTTAATTGCCATTTGTTCTATTCTTTTTGTCCGATTGGGCTAATCCAACAATCTTCCGTATAAACCTTTGTATAATAAGCCAAATTTACATTATCTGAACCACTACTACAAGAGAGATGCTTCTCTAATGTTGGATAAGAATCTGTTTCATCGTAAATGGTGTCTAAGTTAGTCCAAGTGATTGCAGTAGGTAAGGTTGTTTCTAAATCTAAGGAGTAGTTAAATTCGATTTCCCCATCTATTTTCTTCATCTCTAACCAAACACCTTCGGTAACTCCAATCGTTGCTGAGGTGCCAAAAGAAATGCTTCCATCCACCTTTAATCTTCTATATATCTTTAACACCCCAGTACCATCAAGAAACATTCCAACAAAAGGTACATTATTCTTTGCCTCTTGTCTAAATTGTAAACCAGCTTTTGCATCAGGTGTGTTATAATCAAAGGTGTGTAAGTATGCTCTTAAAGTGAAGTCGGAAAGAAACTCAGTCCAACCATAAATATATCCTGTATCTTCTGAATCTATAAAATCTCCACTACCAAACATTTGTATCTTGCTTCGACTTATATAATAAAAGTAACCTATTTCTCTTTGTGTTGGCATTGCTATTAAGGTTTAAAATCATCCATAAAGAAGGCAACAAATCTATCAAATAATGTTCCTGCACCTCCTGCTTGTCCTAAGTCAGTACCTACCCCATTACGATTTTTTTTTTAGAGGAACTAAGTTCCTGATAAACGATATTGCTTTCAATATCAAATAGGGTACAATTTATTCCAGGCTCAATCTCGTTAGGAGTAAGTTCCATGAATACAACATCAGCAGTACAATCTCTTTCGTTAAACTTCATTGATAAAGGAAAGAACTTCTTATCAGCTAATGCACCTTGAACTGGGAAGTTGTAGATAGCACCATACTCTAAGTCCTTACCAATAATAGTTCCACTAAAAATATTGCGATAATCTGAATATTGATTTAATACATTTCTTACTGATAATTCTTGAATCTTATAACCATACTCTTCTTCTCTCTCATAATAAATATCACTAATAACAAATCCATTAGTTGTTATATTAGATTCATCAGTAATAGTATTAGTACCATCTTGTCTTACAATATAGCTACCATTATAAACCTCAATTGTACTTGGATTGATAGAAGTATCTTTTGGATTAGTAGCAATAGTGCTTTCTAGTGCAAAAGGAAGTGTAGTGTTAGCACCATAAGTAGATTCAGCATTGAAATAAGTTACAATCTGATTGTACAATCCTTCAAATGCAGGAAAGAAGTACATCTTAAATGTAACAGTTCCCTCAAAAGGTACACTAACATTTGTTTCAGAAGTAGTATCAGTCTTGAATATAGATGGCTGATTAGTAGTCCAATTACCATTAACTAAATATTGAGGATTCTGAACTTGACTTTGTAACTTAACCTCAAATCCTATATAAGACAAAACACCTAATGTATAAGAGAATGTTTCATCTGCTGCAACAAATACACTTGTTTCTAAGTAAGCACCTAAATCATTAAATGATACTGCCCACTCAGTAGTAGCATTATTTAAACAAGGATAAACATCTCCACCCTTAGTAAAGCTATTCCAAGTTAATGGTGCAGGAGGAGTTCCCGATGCAGCATCAAGAAGTGTTAAGGTAGCATCACCACCTAATCCATCTGTTTGATATTTCTGATAAGTCCAAACACCTGGTAAGTCCTTACTGAATATATTAAAGTTGCTATTAAAAATAGTATCACCATTGTAATACTGATAATCAATTTGTGCTTGCTTATAAAACCTACGAATCTTTCTTTTAGGTTCTGCTACAATTAAGAAGTCAGTTCCATGATTGTATTGCTTAATAGTGCCTGAGCCAGTATATACTCCATCTTTATCATACTTATCAGTAGTGTAGATACCAAAAGCTAAATCCTTAGGCTTAACAATAAACCATTGACCTCTATTCTGATACATTACAACATTAAACAAATAAGATAGTGATTTCATAATCACATCAACACCAAAAGGTTGATTCCCCTTTTGTCTGAACACATTTGTGTATGTTCCAATAATATCAATGATTCTATCAATAGGTAAAGGATTCTTATTCTTTAATTTTAACAATACATTGAAACTATAATTATATCCAATAAATCTTAATGCACTTGCAATAATATCTTTAAATGAATTAAAGCCATACATTACACGACCAGTAGTTTCTCTTAGTTGTGCGTTCTTAAATGCACTAAGTCCATCAATAGTCTTAAATTCAATAGCAGGATACTTTAAGAATATATCTTCCTCACATAACTCAGGAGAAACAAAGCCTGTCCAAAATAAAGCACCATCACGATAATATTCTAACACATATTCTTTCTCATCTTCTGAGATAATAGAATCCATATTAATTGCACCACCTAAGACCTTAAATGACAACACGCTACCACGAATAGGGTAGAAGATGTCATCATCAGCAGTAGGATAATCAATCTCAACAGGGGTTGCTTGACCATAAGGTATTTCGGTAATAGCACCACTATAATTTCTTTTTAAGATTAAAACCTTGCACTTTGTAGTTAGTAAAGTTGCAAATGGCTTACAAGTTCCATCAAATTCAAATTGGTATTTAGTTCCGTATCCTATCATTGTCTGCCTGTTACTCTAAGTGTTGTTTCTAATGATTTATTAATCTGATAACCTGTTTGAGTTGCAGTAATTGCTCCTGTAAGGTCAATAGCTAATCTAAGAGTTTGTGATGGGAAAGAAGAACCACCATAGCTATAATTGCTACCTGATGACCTTTGAGCAACTGATTGACCTTGCCCTGTTTGCATCCCTCCCGCAACTGTGTTTCTTGGTCTTGATAAAGCAGAACCAGCACCTTTAAGAAGTCCACCGATTGCCATCATTGCAAGACCACCTGCTAATCCTGCTGCTACACCAAATGGAGAAAACATATTATATAAAAATTTTTGTACAGTTGCCATAGCCTTAGATGCAACTACAACACCCATTCCTATTTTAACAAACATATCTCCTAATGCAGATAATATACTTGCACCAAAAACCTTAATGGCATCTGCACCATTACCACCTTCCCCAATTGCAACAAACATATCAGCAAAAGATGATACAACTCTTTGTGTCATTTCTTCAACTGATGCAGCAATAGTTCTACCAATATCTTGAAAAGCGAACTTTGCTTTTTGTGCAAATATCTGAACACCTAAAAGTGCTATTTGTGTTGATGCACTAAATTTTGCTAATTGCTCAGGCGATAAAATTTGACCTAACATACCACCCTCCATTCCTGGCAATGGCTTAACTAATGACATTAAAGCAGCTTTTCTTTCTGTATCAATCTCAGTTTGTAATTGAGATACTTTAAGTAAATAAGCCCTAGTAATATTTTCAGTATCTACTCCATATCTTTGGAACTCAGCCTTTTGCTTAGTAAAAGCATCAGCTAAATCAGCTAATCTTTTTCTTGCTCCTGTTAATCCAATGTTATTTATTTCAGTTACAGAATCTGCACTAATTTGTTGAAGCTTCTTTAACTTATTGCCATACTCCTTAGTTTGGAAATCTACACCTGGAACTACCTCAACTCTTTGAGAAGCTTTTCTTGTAGAAGGTTTTTTACTTGGAGTTTCACTTAAACCTGTAAGTGCACTATCATCAACCTTTGGCAAAGCCATTGGTTTAGCATTATCAATCTTAGTGAACTTCCCAACAATAAAATCAATTGCTTTCCCAAGAACTCCTATACCATTAACTAATTGAAATATTCTTTTATAAATGTTAGCGAAAAAGTTAATAACAGGTGCATAAACATTATTAACCATAAACATAAATACCTTAGCAAGACCTTGCCAAAGATTTATTGCACCAATCAAAACTGCTACTAATAATTTTAATGAAGTCTTAATATTGTCAATGACCATTGAAACCATTTGACCAACTGCCTCATTAGATTGTAATGCAGTTTTAAGGTCATTCATGAATTGAAGTATTCCTGTAACTGCACTTGGTAAATCAAAAGCCTTAACCATTGCTTGACCAATTTCACCTAATGCAAAAGTTGTACTTTCAGCTAACTTAGCATACAAACCACCAATAGTCTTAGATTGTTCCTCAGCCATCTTATAATGACTTCCACCCTCACTTGTTGCATAAATAAAAGCATCACCTAAGTCTTTAACAGAAATCTGTCCATCGTGCATCTTTTGTGTCAATGTTGCCATTGATTGACCAGTTGCTTCTGAAATAGCTTTTAATGGATTGAATCCTGCGTTAATCATTTGGCGAGCCTCTTGACCCATCAAACGACCTGCTGCATTTACTTGACCAAATGCTAATGCTAAACGAGCAAACCTATCAGCATTACCACTTGATATATCACCAAGCATTCTTGTTGTTGGTATTACTTGCTCAGCAGTAAGTCCATATTGTAATAATGTTTGAGCCCCCTTGGTGATGTCTTGAAATTGCATTGGGGAATTAAGTGCCTGATTTTTTAAATCAGTAAGCATATTATTTGCAACTTCTGCACTACCTGTAAATACTCTAAATGATACTGAAATTTGTTCTAATTCAGCAGCCGTTGTTAATGCAGCTTTACCTATACCTACAATACCAGAAACGATACCAGCAGTTGTTAAAGCTAGACCCATTGCACCAAATGCTTGTGAAATAGCATTAGCAGTATTATCCATACTACCACTAATTCTATTACCACTTCTTTGTGTAGTAGATGCTAATTGAGATAATTGACTTGACAAGCGATTAAGCTTGCTTATCGCATCATCTACATCTGCACCAATCTTTATATAAAACTCATTAGTTTCTGCCATTACTGAATAGAATTAACCCACTTTTTAACTATTTCATCCGAAAGATACTCTTTTTCTTTTGATTTTTCTAAATCCTTACCTATATTGTCCACCCACAATGGAATAAGGTCTTTTGGTTGCTTCATATCCTTTCCTCCCATAGCTGCCAAAGAAGCCCACATTTGGTGTCTTGTTAAATCCCACTCCTCTGCCTTTCTAAACTCAAAGCCATGCTCATAGTCAAGAAATTCTCCTAAGGTCATTCTTTTCCACTCCCACGGCTTTAAACCAGTTCTATAAATTCTTGTGAGCATATTGCCCCAACTAATAACTACTTTTTTTTTGCTTGCGTAGTTTTAGGAGTATCTAAATCACTAGGCATTAAGTCCTTAGTAATCCACTCAACCACAGTAATTACTTGTGTTTGCATTAACCACTTAGTAGCAATCATTTTAGAAGTCTTAATCTTTGATAACAAAGTATCAGCAACTTCATCACTACCATTAATGTACAAGTAATAAATGTGTCCTGATAACATCATATCACGAGTTACTTCAATAAGCTTAGAAGGGTTGTTCTCGTAATCTTGCATATTAATTAAGTCATTGAAGTCGCCTCCTAACTCCTTAACATACACATCATTAATGCTACCTAGGGAAAAGTCAAAATTGATTTTTTTGCCTTCAAAAGTAATACTTCTCATGTTTGTTGTGTTTTGGTTTTAACAAAAAGGGTGAAGAAATAAATCCTCACCCCAAATGTAATCAATTATTTTAGATTATTATGCTGCTACAACATTCTTAGTTAATGCTCCTGTACCTTGCAAAGTAATCTCAACTGTTGCAATCTCTTGGTCGCCAGCTTGTACAGGCTTAGATTCAACATAAGCCTTTCCTGTAAGAGTTGTATCTGCTACTGTTGCAGTTTTGAAAGATACATCTAATTCAGTTTGGTCTAACCAAGCAGTTAATAACTCATCATAAGTGTAGTTAGCACCACCATCTGCGTAATCTACTTGAATTGTAGCAGAGATAGACCAAGCCTTACGACCTGGAATCTGAGTAGCCCATGAGCCACTATCTTTACTTGAAGTTTCAATCATTGATGTAGATAAATCAATGCTACAAGTAGTTTCGTTTGCTATTTTTTTAGTACCTACAAATATGCGTAGGTCTGTTCCTTTTACTAATCCCATTTTATTTTTAATTTAATTGATTTAACAATTGACTGAAAATTATACTTTGTTCAACTTGCCATCCTGTTGGCAATTGTAATATTACTGAATTTGTTTGATATTCGCAATTAATGATTTGCCAACCAGTTAAATATTGGCTAAACCCATAAGTGCTATTAGATGTGATTATTCGAGCGATAATTAAGTTGGAAATATCATTAACTTGTTTCTTTCCACCTTCGCTTGAATCATACCTCTGAATTACATTAATCTCAATAGTAGAATCTCTTTGGAATGTATCCTTGCTTCTTTCTCCTCTTGAAATTTGATTCCCTAAAACAATAACAGGATATACTGAGCCTTCTGGAACAATCTCATCATAAACACCAACTGCCTGGTTATTATAAGTTATTCCACTTAATGCTTGAAAATAAGCCTTCCGTAAATCAAATGCACTATCCTTATTTATCATTTTAGTATATTTTTCATCATTGTACTTGTCTTTCTATTAAGACTTCTACGAGCAATGATGTAGTTATGTAAAAAGTATCTTCTTGGTCTAACTGATGGTCTTGCTATCCCACTTCTTTTAAACTTTAAAGCAAAATCTCCAAACTCTGTATATTCTGCATTTAACCTAAACCTCTTGCCTGTACCAAATTCCTGGAATGGTGAATAGCCTACTCTAAAACCAATCTTAACAATAGGGTTTCTTGTTGTTCCCTCATTGTTTCTATATTGGCTTTGCTTCAAAGCACCTGTATCAACAGGAGCATCAGACCTTGACCTCATTTCAATAAAATCAGCCTCTTTAAGGACATTCTGTGCAACTTGATTATTAAGTCTATCTTTTGCCCTTTCAATTCTGTTTTGAAGGACTTTAAGCCCAGCGAATGTCATTTTAATCACTTCTCTTTGTTGCTTTAAAGGTAAGTTTAGTCTTAGTGAAATCTGGGTCAATAATATTACTTAAAGCATACTCAACTCCATTAACTTCTAAAATGTCAGTTGTTATTGGAATAAAAGAAGAACGATACCTCATTTCTCCTTCAAAAGATTGATTAACTCCAAACTTGGAACTCTCAATGTTTCTGATGCCTCCGTAGTTACCATAAAACGAACTTGTTTCTGCAAAGTATATACTCGTAGTATAACTTGAATAAGTTACACCCGATAATCCACCTGCACCATCAGATGTTGCTGATAGCTTTCGTTTAAATGTTCCCTTTAATCTATTAAGTTTGTTATACATAAACAGGGCGATAATGTCTTATTCTATCCTTAATTGCTTTTAATGCTAATCTCTTATCCTCTACCTTGTTATCAAAATCTACTGCAATAATATCAAGAATTGCATTTTCAATATCTTTTGGCAATGAAGTAAATCCAGCTATGTAAGTTATTTTAATACCTCCACCATTATACGCACTAAGCTTTGTCTTTTCTCCACTTAAAGAATAGTCTTTATCAAAGACAAGTGCAGTACCATCAAAATCAGTTACCGAAGTAATTGATTGAATAGGTGCATAAGGTAATAAAACTGTACCATTGATTTGAGTATAAGATAGTCTTACTGTTTTGGTTTTTAAGCCACATTCAATAAACAATTCAACTTCACGAAAAGCACTTGCAAGTAGAGCAGTAAGCTTGTCATCTTCATCATTAAAATCAATGTTCAAATGCTCCTTAACTACTGATAAAGTTATAGGAATAGGTAGTGAATCTGATGTTACCACCAAATCCATACCTTGTGTCTTAACTACTTCTAATTCAAAAGCCATTATTTCTTTTTATAAAGTGGTTTATCTGCCTTATCTTTCTCAGCCTTGATAGTTACATCTTTTTCAAGAATAACTGCAAGCTTCTTACCATTAAGCACATCTGCACGAGCATCTGTACACTCAAAAATATCACCTGCATTACGCAAAGAGTTAGTTTCTAAGTCATGGAAAATTGTTAATACTTGTACCTTTGCCATTTTAAATAATTTTAGTTTTAAAAAATAAGCCTACTGTTCTTATGGGAAGTAGGCTTACATAATTAACAAAAAACAAACAAAAAAAGATAAATTATGCTACCACAAATACACCTTTTCTCATTGCAGAACCAAAGTAGATTGGTAAAGCAACTGATTCCTCTACACGAACAGTAACTAAGTTCTTAGTAAAGTTATCTCCATCTTCGTAAGCAAACTCAGTATTGATGTTATTTTCGAATAACAATTCAGCACCTTTTGATAAGTCAGCTACCATGAATGAATTTGCAGGGATAATGTCAGTAGCAATTACTGGCACACCAGCAACTGATAAGTTACCACTTGCAATTAAAGCAGGGAATGAATAACCAGCACCTGATTCCTTGTTAATCAACAATTCCATTTGGTCAATTGGATTAACCAAGATTGCATTTGGAGCAAAACGAGCAGCACGCAATTGAGCAACTGCATTAGCCAACTTATCCCAACGGTTAGAACCTGCTACTACTGAACCTGATGGTACATAAGCAGTTGCATTCTCCCATAAACCTGAGAAATCAGAAGTTCCAGCAATGTCCATCAATTGGTCATCTTCGAAGTTTTGCAAGTCTTGTACCATTTGAGTAGATACAAAGTTTTGCAACCAAGTCAAACGAGATAACATTTGCTTAGAAATCTTAGAGAAAACTGCAATTGTCTTTGGAGTTACTTCGCTGATTGTGAAATCGTAATCAATCTGTGCCTTAGAAGAACCTTCTGTTTGAATACCAACTCCACCTTCTCCACCACTCTTCTTAGCAAACTTGAATACACCATTCTGCTCAATTACAGAAGTACGCATCAAATCTCTCAAATGTATTGTACGGAAAGGGTCAGTTAAGATAGTGTTTGATAAACCAGCAATCTTAGAAGCCCAATCAGAACCGATGCTAGTTGGCAAAGTCATTGTACCAACTGCCTTAGTGTTCAAAGAAAAACCACCCTTAGAAACTCTTTCTAATGATTTGAATTGGTTAGCATTCTCATTGAATACTCTTTGCAAATCAGATTCATTAACTGTCTCTACATTTTTAGCACGAAGGTCTAAGATAGTATCAGATAAACCTTTTTCAACCAATCCTAATTTCTCTTCTAATGAGGCATATTTCTCACCTGCATTTTTTACTTCGTTAGTCAAATCATCGATGTTTAAACCTTCGATTTCACGACTAACACCTTTTTGAATCATCTCGTTAAGGTCGCCTTTTACTTCCTCAACTAATTTTTTAATATCCTCCATTATTTAAACGAGTTTTTTAATTGTTGTAAAAATTCTAATTGTTGTTTTTGGATTAATTCTTCTGGATTAACAATTTCGGGAGTGGTAATAATTTCCGACTTCTCTCTACCGTTAATTAGTTTGAATATTTCCGACTTGATAAAGTTATACTCAATTTCTAACAATTCATAGGATTCATCTTTTAAATTTCCTTTACGCAACATTTTGTAAAGTTTTTCAAATCTATCAGATAAATCTTTTGCATCTAATGATTTCAACCCCAAAAATGGAGTATCAGGATTAGCTGCCCATAGAACAGAAGAAAACTCATATAATTTAACTTCTTGAATCTCATAATAAGGATTCTTATTTTTTGGCTCTACTTTTTCTTCCTTAATAGTTGAGAAACCAATTGAATGCTGATTAATTAAACCTTCTTCATAAAGTTTAAGTATATCTTCACCAATTTCAGTATCAACAATTTTAGCTTCAAAGTAAAGACCAAAAGAATCCTCCTTTAAGACTTGTGGCTTTCCAAGTGGCTTAGAAGAATCATGGTCATGTAAAAACCAAATCTCATTCTTTCCATTTACACCTCTTTCTTTAATGGTTTTAGAAAATGCACCTGGCATAATCATATCACCATGTAAATCAACATTACCAAACTTAGCAGCATAACCAGTAACGATTCGCTTTTCTATGTCTAAGTCAGTAATTTCTCCATCAGACTTTATTTTATAATCTCTCATATACAATTCAATATTCGCAAATATAACAAAAATTAATTATTACCAAACTATATAAATATTAGCCCACATCTACAATTAACCAATTCGGATGCAGGTGCACTATTGTCCCCTGGGGCATTCATAGGGAATCCACCAACTATAAACTTTTCAGAAATTCCAATAGCAGGAGTGCTAGCCATAGCATTATGTGATGCTCTCTCCTTTCCATCTAATGTAACTATCCACTTTTTCTTAATTTCTCTTTTCTCTAATTTAGCCCATTCTAAACTAGCAAGATTCATTATTTTAGTTATTTCTGTTCTTGCAATAGTTTGGGCTCTAATAACATTCTTTTGAGTAAGGTACAAAGCAAGCAAAGTTATGATAGCACTTGTTGGAATACCTTGGCTAAACTTATCTTCTACAAATCGCCTTATATCGTTTTTAATTGTTCGAATGATACCAAGTACCACAAGGAACTCTGTTATGTTGTTAAATAGCAAAAGAATGAGCAAATACCAGGTGTTATTAAATTCATCCTCTTCTGCTTTTTTTAATGATTGATTTAAAAACTCATTCTGCTTTCTTCCAAACTTTAAATAAGCATCTTTTAGAATCTCTAACATCCACCTATCGCTGAAATGCGAAGTAATGTGAAATGTATTTGGGTTTCTACCTTCTAGGCTTATAATGTAAGCTTTTGTTTCAACATTTAACTTTGTTTGCAGATAAGCATAAAAACCCCTTTCATTCATGTCATGCCTTCTTCTCCATGCTCGAATGTATTGCTCTTCTTTCATCGCTTGTTTTTAAATATGCGTTCAACTTTTTTGCGTTCAATTCTTTTATGCTCAGGCTCATAAGTAAATAAGAACCCAAGCAAGAAAGAACCGACTGCACAAACAATAGTGATTGTTAGTGTGATGTTATCCATATTAATCTTCATCTATAATTGGAGAACCAATAATAGTAGGGTCAATATTTAAACTACCAATTGGCACTTGGTTTGAACGAATATAAACACTTTGCATAATAGGGTCGTTAGTTGGCTCAAAGTCCATAAATACCCTTTTCTCATCTTGTGTAAGCACACCATCAAGTTTTTCAAGAATTGAGGCAGCATCTAAGAAGTTTTGCTTCATCTCTGGGTAAGCATCAACATCAAAACGCAAAATGTATTGAGCAGGGTTAATGTTCATTGTAGGAGATAACCAAGCAAGCATTTTCTCTAACACCTTAGATTGCAAAGGTATAACGCAGTTAATAATCATTCTACGAATAAAGTGTGCTAAGTTGCTTTCTGTTAAGTTATCAGAATTTAAAAGCACATAAGGGTAATGCCATAAGCGACAAAGTTGCTCAGTAGATAACTTACTCATTTGGCGAAGGTCTAAGTCAATATTGCTTGTAGAAAGCTTTAAGTAACCCATCTTTGTATTTGAGAAAGCAATACGACCCTGATTTGCAGAATTATAAATCTTATCATAAACTCTGTCTTGTAAGTCTTGATAACCAGTACCACTAATATCCTGAACATTAGGGTCATCTGTATAAAGCATTCCTACTGCACCACGAGTTTCGTAATTTTCAATAGCTACCTCTTCTCCTGAGTTTGCTTTTTGTAATACATTAGAGCCAGCTTGCAAAGGAGAGAATCCACGAGGGATGCTAGTAAAGTTTGTTTCGTTAGGATTAAAAGAACGGAAAGACAAGAAATACTTAGGCTCAATGTTTTTAACATTTAAAGAAAAAATATTATACCCAACAATAGTACGAAAGCCATCAGTTACAATTTGGTAGTCATTTGCTGCAATAACATGTAGCCTTGCAATCTTACCTTTTTTAATTGGGTCCTCTTCTGCATAGATACCAACATCACCTAAAAGCAAATACCAAGAGAATATTGATTCAAAAAACTCCTTTGTAGTTTGATAGCTATTAGGTTGTCTAAGCAATTGCAAAATTGGATGCTCTTCTAACTCCTTTAAGTTATTTTTCTTAATTGTATTAGCTTCCATGATACTTCTATCATTTGGTCGCATAAGCAAAGACTTATATCTTTCAGCCTTCTTAATATCAACTTTACTAGATTGGTAAAGTTCAATTGGCACTTCTACTGCACGAGATGCAATATCACTAATAATGGCATAAACATCCACATTCTTTTCATAACCATTGAGTATCGCATTACGATAATCAGCATTGTACAAAGAATAGGTTTGCCCACTTAAAAAAAATTGTTGTTGCTTGCCAGTTTGACTAGCTACATTAATGGCTTTTTTGCCAGTAAAAAAATCAAGTAATCCCATTGTTTAAAAAATTAAGAGTTTCTTTTTAGAATACTTCGTATAAATCGCATACCTAATAGCATCAAGTGCGTGATTAAAATCATCTATGGGTTTATTGATTGGTTTCCCACCAACAGTAAGCCATTGATAATTATCCACTTCTTTCTTGATATTCTTTGACCTGCGAGTATAATACACCTCATACTCACGCAATTTACTAATACCAGCATTAACTGAATCGTTCCCTTTTACTGCTTTAAGAACTTTGACCCCTGCTCTGCGTAATTCCTCAATTGATTTAGGGTCTGCACTATCTGCATAAATTTCCCCATATTTATCTGGGTACATTTCAATCCTTTTCACCAAATCAGAATTAGTTAATCCTTTATCGTAAATTACTTCGTCAAGGTACAACTTATTAGCAATTTTCGCAATTCTTACTAATGCAGTAGGGTCATTAGAAAATCCAAAGTCAAGACCACTAAATATAACCTCAGCATCTTTTGGAAAGAACTCACACACTTGCCAATCATGATAAATTAAGGATTCACTACTTGGCTTAGGGTTTTGCTGATAAAGTGATTCAAAAGTAAAAGGCTCATTCTTTTTTACCTTTAAAAGTTTCTCAGCACTATGTTTAGCCTCCCATAAAGCTTCTCCTTCTTTTCTTGTGTCATAACCATTCTCTGCTCTTTCACGAATAGCAGGAAACTCAATAATTGTCCAATCATCATCTCTCTCTAAAAGCCTTCCTGCTAGGTCATCATCATACCACCTGGTTTGAATAATAATTTGTGCAGAATCGTTATGTAAGCGAGTTTCGAACACATCGGTGTACCAATTCCACAATTGCTCCTTTATAATGTTAGATTGAGCCTCTTGTCGGTCTTTTAAGGGGTCATCTATAATACCTAAGTCCACGGCAGTTCCTGTTAGTGAACCTCCACGACCAACTGCTTTTATATAACCACCTGAACCAACTACTTGAAAAAACTCAGCAGTTCTGATAGCTTCACCTTTTCTTTCACTAATCCTAGTATCAGGAAACAATATCTTATACTCATCACTCGTAATCCTTCTTTGTATCTCACTACTGAATTGTTCTGCTAAGGTTGCGTTATAAGAAGCAAGAGCAATCTTTAAATTAGGCTTTTTACCCAAAGCATAAGTAGGAAAGCTACGAGTAGATAATTCAGACTTCCCGTGCTGAGGAGGCACAAAAATCATTAACTTCTTTATCTCTCCATTAAGAACCTTATCTAAATGGTCTGCAATAACCTTGTGAAACCATTGCATATCATAATCAGGCTTAATGTACTTTACAAAGTTATCAAATGACCTCCTCGAAATCTCTCTCCTCAATATCTCTCTCTCTAAGTTCTGAGAGCCGTTGTCTAATTTCTTCATCGCTTAATTGTCTTGGGTCTATAATATCTTCTCTAACTACCTTTTCCATTTGAATAGCTTGTAATGCCTTTCCATGCTGAAACTCTAACATGAACTGAGTATTCTTCATCTCACCATTCTTAATATCACCTAAGATGGCATTAGCTACTACTGCAATAAAACCTGGGGTTTGAGAATCGTTAGCTACTCTTTTAATCTCACTAACTGTCATTGATTGAACTAAGGCAGTAACACTCATTACATCATGTCTACTAAGCTTGACATCAAGAATATCACCTGCCTCCTCAATAACCTTTCTAATCATACTCTTTGGTCTTCCATTAGGATTACGAACCTCACCCTTTTGAACAGGCTTTAAATTCTTAATACTATTTGGATGAACCTCTCTTTTCTTTTCTTCACTCATAAGTGTAGTTGTTTAAGGGTTTCAAATTGGGTTTGTATTTTTTTAAAACGAAATCATAAATCAATACTTTTTCTAAAATTGGCTAACCGAGTTTTCATTACACTATATATTACACTAAGAGTATACTAAGAGTATAATAATATAATATATATGTTTTCTTATTTGTAATGAATCTAAATAACACCTAACTACTTAAAAACCAATTAGTTAAACATAAGTTAAACCCGATTTTTGACCTATTTAGACTCAATCTTAATAATGATTACTACGCAAACATAGCACTTCTTATTTAGATTCAATCTAATTTCTTTGTTTTTGCCTAATTTTTATACCCCATGTTTACAGGTATTACCCAAATTTTCTTAGGTTTTTTTTGTTGGGTACCCAGGCTAAACCTACCTACCCCCTTTTGCTCCCACACTTTTCCAGGTGCACCCCTTTAATGCTCAAATACAACCCAAAACCACACAATCACACACTTATAAAGGTGTAAAGGTAGTTATTAAGGTATCCAGGTGGTGGGGTGGGTGGTAGTACGGGGGTAACCCCCATAGCCTTTTCAGGGTTCACCCCTTTATCATTGGATATATAAACCTTTCTCCCTTGCATTAAACCAGGTGCACAAAGGCATAAACAAAGGGGCTTACAAAGGGGTGCACTAAGGGAAAGAAAGAAGCACCTACTAAGGGAAACAAAAGGGCTTATTAAGACTCATTCTAAATAGCTACAAAAGGTATTTATTTAGAACAAATCCAGATAACAAAGGGCTTACTTATTTAGAACAAATCTAAATAGAGCCAACATTCAATTTAAGGGGTCAAATCTTTGATTTAAGACACTTTATATAGTTAAATGATAAATCATAAGGGAAGCACTAAGAAAGTCCAACACAAGCAAAATAGGGGGTTTATAAGGGCAAATAGGTTTATAAGTTTATACGGCTAAATAACCTGGATTAATACCCCTAATGATTTGAATTAACAACTACGGCAATAGGTTATTATTCTTTTTAGTATACTCTTTTCTTACACTTAATAGTATACTCTTAGTGTACTTAATAGTGTAATATATAGTGTAATTAATAGTGTAATTGTGTAATTAGGAAAAAAGGTAAAACTTTTATTAATATGCAAGCATTTAAGACAACAAATTATTTTTAAAATATTTTACTAAATGTTTTGGATTAATGTAAACAAGTATTATTATTGTGAATTGTTTAACCTAAAATATATTAAAATGAAAAATCAAACAACATTCGAAAAGAAAATCAAGCTAGTAAATGAGCTGGTAATTGATTTAAACAAAGTGGTAGAAACACAAAGCGAAAATTTTGAGCAAATTAACTACCAATTGAGTATTTTAAACGCTTCCGTAATTCAAGCCCTTAAATACTTAGAAAATCACAAACTTTAATCAATCCAGGGGGTGTAATAGCCCCCTTTAAAATCTTTTAATCTTAATCAATACCAAAATGAAAAACTCAAAAGAAAATCTAGCACAATTATATTTCGGATTAGATAAATTTACCTTTCAAGATTTAATCGAATTATCAAAACAATTAGGGGTATTATTTTTAGCCCTATTAGTTGCTTCTTTATTATCTTAACTTTTTAACCTTTTAAAAATATACTAATATGAGCACATTTAACAAGTACGGTTTTATTGAAGACCTAAAAAATGATTTATTAAACGATATTAAAAACGGATATTTAAAAGATACGGATGAAATTTGGGATAGGATACATGAACAAATTGATAATGCTGTAATTTATTACTCAGACTGTTTCGAAATTTGTAAAGAACTTAATTTTACTGATTTTACATCCCATGAATTAGGCGAAGCTTCAAACATTTGCCAGGCAGCATACTTTGCTCTTTATGATTGGGTAAATGAAGAATTTGACCAAAGTGAAATAGAAGAAGCAATAGAGGCAAAGCAATTAGAAGAAAACTAAATTTTTAACCTTAAATAATTAATCCAATGAAAACGCAAATAGTTGAAACATACCTACCAATTTTTCCAGGCTTTTATAATTCCTTAATTGAAGGTGATTTTGAAATTGACCAATTTTTATACGAAAATGATTTGACCTATGAAAATATAAATTTTGACTTTAAAAATTATTCAATAGATGTATCAAAAAAAGCCTGCTATTATATAGAAAAACAATTAAAAGATTTCGGCATTTTGTCTATTCAATTCCAGGAATTAATCAGCCCCAAATATTATAACTTTTCTACTGACTCAATTAATTGTGAAATTGAAATAGAGCCCGAAAAAATTCGCTGGTATATTCACAATAACTTTGAAAATTTTCGGGAATACATTTACGATAATTATTCCCATAAATCTGGATTTATATCAAGCTACTCAAACCAGTCTTGCGATTGGATAACCAATACAAGTAATTTTTCAGACTTTACTCAAAATAAACATTATTTAGGCTCTATTTTGACTTTTATTTGCCAAAATGAAGGAATAAACGAAAATCATTTATGCCAATTTATCCTAGATGATATATACATTGACAACTATATTATAATTCTAGAAAATCAATAATTAACCTATAAAATAAAAAAGCAATGAAAAATGAATTTCCAATTTGGGGCATCAAGCCAAATGAAAAAATAGAAAGCCTTTTATATACTAAGTGCATTTCATATAAAGAAGCTTTTAAAATTTTAGAATTGCTTGAAAACAAATACAAATGCACTAATTGCAGAATTCAGATTTTAGACCTGAATGCCCCTATTAAAAACGATTTTATAAACGCTATAAATTAAAACACAATGAAACGATTTAGAATTTCTCAAACTGATAATTTAAAAATTAATGTAACCTTAAAAGGTAGCCTTATAATTCCCACAATCCAGGATAACGGCTTCACCAATATAGAACAAATTAAAAATTTTGTTTTAAACAAATTGCCCTGGAATGTAAAGGGATACGGTAGGCGAATAGAAATAGGTATCCACAATATGGATAAGGTTCAAAGTAAATATATTAACACATTTTCATAACAATTAAAATTAGGGCTTTTTAGCCCTTTTTTTATAGACTTTATATTAATAGCCCTCTTTGGGGCTTTTATTGTTTATAGGGCTTTTTAGCCCTTTGTTTATTTAATAGCCTACCAATGTATTAAGCGAAGCAATTCAATTGAATACAGGGCAAAAGAAAGGCTAATAAACCAGGTATTTAATTAGGCTTATTAATAGCCTGGAAAACCTTAGTGCCTTATTAACTCAATACTTTGCATTTAAGCGACTTTTATAGCTTATAAGGTGATTGTATTAAGTACCTATTAAAAGTGCCTTAGAATTAAAGTTTAGTGCCTTAAAAACAATTTAAATATTTATACCAATGAGAAACAAAATTAGTATCCAGAAAAGTACACTATTAAGAAACATTCTAAATAAGCTATTTAAAAGCTACGGAAAAGTGGAAAAAGTGCCCCAAGGCTCTATGGGGAAAAAAGCTGATAGTCCTGGGATTTTTTTCGGGAAAATTTCAAATTTGGTAGGAATCCTTTTGTGGATTATAGTTTTGCTAAATTTAATTATCACTTTTTTAATTTATAAAATAATATTTTAATAAATGGTGTAGTTTTTAAATTTAATAACTACATTTGTTCAAGTTAAAAATACAAATAAAATTATGAACGATAAAACAACAACAAACCCAAAGAAAGCAGGTCGTCCTTATGGTGTTCCTACAAGTGTAATTTCTGTTAGAATACCTACTGAATTAAAAAAGAAAGCAGATGAGCGTTTTGGTAATCATTGGGCAGGAATGTTTAGGCATTTTGTAGAGGTATATTTATTAGAAAGAGAGCCAATAGAAATTAAGAAAAAGTAGATTGTTTTTTATATTAATAGGTTAAAAATGAGTGTGTAAAGTGGTGAAATTTTTTTTCATCACTTTATTTTAAAACTATTTTTCTGAAAATTAAAAATTAGGGACTTTTTCTAAAAATAAATTATCAATCATGGAAATTTGGAAAGACATAGAAGGATATAATGGAATTTACCAGGTAAGTAATTATGGTAATGTTTATGTTATAGGAAGGAATATTATAAGGAATAATGTTAATTATTTTCTTAAACCAAAATATATGAAATGCAGATACGACTTAGATGGATATTTATTAGTTGGATTAACAAAGGATAAAAAACAGAATACTTTTAGAGTTCATAGACTTGTTTGTGAAGCATTTATTAAAAATGAATTTAATAAACCTCAAATCAATCATATTGATGGTAACAAATCAAATAATAATATTAGCAATTTGGAATGGTGTACTGCAAGTGAAAATATAAAACACGCATTTAAATTGGGATTAAATAAATTTAGTCATAAAAATAGATTAGCAGTTAGTAAAAAAGTTATTAATGTTGAAACAAATACTATTTATGATTCTATTAAAGAAGCATCAATGGCACATAATTTTAAATCAACTACTCTTTATGATAAATTGAGTGGCAAATCAAATAATAATACTTCTCTTAGATATCAATGAAAAAAGAATTAGATGAAATAAATCACAAATGTGTAGCTATTGCCTACTGGATTATAGCTATTTGCTCAATTGTTATACTACTTAAATGTTGTAACCTATGACACCACAAGAAATGACACAAGAACTATTAGAAGAGTTAACTAACAATTATGATATAACTCCCAAGATAGCAGTAGAGATGGCAATGTTTGCAATAGACAAAGTAGTCAATTACGAAGGTATTTATAACTCAGATTTCTGGATAGAAGTAATGGAAGAATTAGACAATTTATAATATGAAAATTAGACTATTTGTATCTCATAACAGGCTTGAAGTATTGCCTTGTTTCACCCTTTTTAAATACAGAAGAAGTGCTTCGATGCACTTTTCTTGGATTATATTTTCACTAAGCTTCGGAATTAGATGGAGGTAATCTACGGAACTGTACCAAGTAAGTCTAACTCTTACAGGATAGCAGGAAGGTTTATGTATAAAACCAAAGTCCTAAAAGATTATGAAGCTTCATTCATTGAGCAATGCAAAGTTTACAAAGATGGAAACCTGGAAGGTAATCTTAAAATTATTTTGAAGGTTTATTATCCTAATAGAAAATCTGATTTAGATGGAGTTACAAAAGCAGTATTAGACTTGCTTCAAAAGGTTAATGCCTTTGAGAATGATAATAAGGTTGCAGAATTATTTTTATACAAAGGATTGGATAAGGAAAATCCTAGAATTGAATTTACGATTGAAGTATTAGATTATATTATTTAACACTAAACCCAACACAAAATGAAAGCAAAATTAAAAGAACTTTACTGGATTATGGTAGAAGTATTTATCTCAATAATTTACATTCCAGTTGAATTATTTAAACAATTTTTTAACCTAAAATAAACGCACAATGACAACACAAGAATCACACAAATTTCTTACCTATTATTCTTTTTGTAATTACATGACTGACTTTATAGAAGACAGGTGGTCTAATTCATCAATGAATGTTAAGAAAGTAAAGTACCTAACCAATCAATTAAAAGGAGAGTTGGAGAAATCTATTAATCACATTTTCGAACAAAAGGAAAATGGTGGTATAAACATGGACAATGTCTTAGAGCAGTTTGTCAATGCTAGCTTTGTTATGGAATACTTTTTTAATGTAGGTTTAGAAATGGATTTATTAGAAGAGGATAAAAAGGTAGAACTTAATGATAGAATGAATAAATTATTAAAGGAGTATAACATAGACTTAACAAAAAATGAGAGATAGCATAGTAGAATCAGTAAGGGAAGATTTACACAATCGTTCCCAGGTTGGAATCAAGAAGTATAATCAAACTCTTGATAGAGAAGATTTAGATGAGGTTGATTGGATTCAGCACGCATACGAAGAATTGCTTGATGGGGCTTTGTATCTTAAAAGATTAAAGGGTGATGTAGAGAGTATGTACAACTCCTGGGATGACCTAATAGCAGAACACTTTAAAGTAAAAGAAGAACTTTCAGTAAAAATCAGAATCATTGAGAATCTTAATAAGGTAATTTTATCCCAAGAGCAAGAGATAAAAGAGTTAAAAAAGGATAATCATTTGCAACAAAAAAGAAGGGCTTGGCATATTTAGAGCCCTTTTTTATTTTTTTATCACAATTATTAAATATTTTTTAATATTTTATTTGATACTAAATAAATGTTTACTAATATTGTACAACAAATAACAACAAAATGAAAATAATCCACTTAAAAAACGACATTTACCAAGTTGTAGATGAATCAATTGGTACAACATTTCACCAAGGCACTTATATTGAATGCCAATCTTTTATTGAATTATATCAGTTTAAAGACAATCCATTTTTTAAAGAATTTTTAAATTTAATCAATCCAACACATGAAAAAGCAAATTAACACTATCGAATCAGATTTAACCAATTTAGGGTTAGAATTAGATGATTTTTTCATCGTTTCTTTCTGGAAAACAAATGAATCAGTTGCAATCCAGGGGCATTATTCAGACCAACTTTTTAATAAGTTGTCAGCCCTTGAAAGTAAAGGTTTCGAATCTATTTATCATCAAGATTTTAACCAATGGCATTTTAAAAATCAAGCATTAAATATCAATATTACAATTTCTTAAATTTTAACTTAAACAATTAACACAATGGCAATTTTCGCTAAATCAAATGGTGGGGGAACTACCGAACGCAAATTAGTACCAGCAGGTAATCATGTAGCTAGATGCTATGGAATGATTCAGATAGGTACAGTAGAACAGGAGTACATGGGAGAAAAGAAGAAGCTACACAAGGTTATGGTGGACTTCGAATTACCTCTTGAAACGGCAGTATTTAAAGAAGGAGAAGAAGCTAAACCTTTTGTTATCTCTAAGGACTTTACACTATCTTTTAATGAGAAGTCTACTCTTCGTAAGATGTTAGAATCATGGAGAGGTAAAGCATTTACAGATGCAGAAGCAGCTAACTTTGACATTTCTAAATTAGTTAGTGCACCATGTATGCTTAACATTGTACACAAGGCATCTGCTGATGGCACAAAGACTTATGCAAACATTACAGGTATTACACCTATCCCTAAAGGATTGCAATGCCCCGAGCAAATGAACCCAACAAGAGTATTAGCTTACGATGCTTGGAATCAAGATTTGTTTATGACATTACCCGAATGGTTAGCTGATAAGATTAGTTCTACTCCAGAGTACAAAGCTAAATTCTCAATGGATGCACCAAAGCAAGAAGCATTTAAGTTGGATAAAGTAGAAGATGACCAAACGCTTCCTTTTTAATTTCCATTTTAATAATTATATTTATAGAAAAATATAATATATGAATAAGAAATGCTTTAAATGTGGTGAGGTTAAAATATTAGATGAATTTTATACTCATAAAAAAATGCCTGATGGTCATTTAAATAAATGTAAATTATGTTCTAAGATTGATTCCAAAAAAAGATTTGATTTACTAAAATCTGATGTTGATTTTTTGGAAAAAGAACGAAAAAGAGCAAGGGAAAAGTATCATAGATTGTATTCAAATGTTGAAAAAAGCAACACCCATTATTCTATTAAAAAGATTTATTTATTAAAATTTCCAGAAAAAAAGAAAGCAAGGTCGATTTTAGGCAAAAAATTTAAAATTGATGGATTTCATAGGCATCATTGGTCATATAAAGAAGAACATTATTGTGATATTATTCATCTGACAATTAAAGAACATAGCAAGGCACATAGATTTTTAGTATATGACAATGAGCATTTTATGTATAGAAGATATGATAATATGACATTATTAGATACAAAGGATAAGCATTTTGAATTTATAAATTATTGCATAAATAAATTAGAAGATTAGTTTAATTACAACACACAATGAAACGCAACGCAAATAACTTAGTCAAGACAATTGAAAGAAGTGTTGGCTACAAGGCAAGATTTATCTTCAAATTAGGAAACTTAGAAGAAGATTTAGAATCCGAAATTTTAGGTGTTACGGAATCGGGGAATATGGTTATTATTAATCACCCCGAACCGTTTCTAAACTTCTCAATCATGGAGGAGCATATCCACAAAGGCAAAAGAGAACTATTGCCTAAGTTGGTAAAACAAATGTGCATCCCAATCAACAACATTTTAGCATTTAAGGTATTATGAGGTACATGAATCCAATTAAAGAAGCACAAGATTTATTTGAAAAATTTACATTATATCTTGGTACAGATTCTGAAGGTATTGAATATTATGTTAATGATTTGGAAGCAAAAAGATGTGCTGATATTGCGGTGCATTTAATATTAGATTTTATTTCTTCTAATGTAATTCCATATACTTATGATAAAGATTCAATAAAAGCCATAAAAGCTAACAGAGAACATTATATAAAAGTTTTAAAAGAAATAGAAAAGCTATGAGTAAATCAAGAGAGAAATTACCAATCCCCAGAGAGAAGAGTTATTCAGAACTATTCCTGGAAACTGCAAGGCAGTTAAATGAGGATAAGAAGCTACCATACAGAGGTAGAGAGTACACAATAGGAATTGTACAATCTCATGCCTACAACAACATTAACGACCCACAAGTAGAAGAATATTTAAAACGAATAGCAAATGAATGGTATAATTCCAAATGATATCAAATGGGCAGAGCAACAAGACATACTTTCTAATGCCCATTGGGAACAAGTATTTCAGTTATTGGAGTTCATGATTAATGACATCTACCCAGGTGATTTTGATGAAAGAGCCCCAAGTGGAAATGTAAAGGATTATTTTAAAAACAAGTATCAACTAACATTTAAACAACAATAAAATGAACGCAGACATAATTACAACACTAAAAGATGATAATGAGTATTACAATGGAGTAGGTAGAAACTACTTATCTAATTCAGACATTGGAGTTTTACTTCGTAACCCAAAGATGTTTGGTATTCAATCAGAGAAAACATTACCAATGTTACAAGGTAATTACTTTCATACTGCTTGCTTAGAGCCTCACAAATTAAAAGATTTTCCATTAGTTGATGCTTCTACCAGGACTACTAATTTATACAAGGATGCTTGCAAAGACAGAGGATTGGATTTCATGTTATTAAGCAAAGAGGCAGAAGAAGTAGATTACATGGTAAAGGCTTTAAGAGAAAATCGTGAACTATCTAATTTAGTTTGGGATAATGGTTGCAAATATGAAGTACCTACCATTGGAGAGATAATGAATTTACCTTTTAAGGGCAAAGCTGATATTATCAATGGAGATATGATTTACGACCTTAAAACTACTACTTCATTAGATGACTTTAAGTTTAGTGCTAAGAAGTATAACTACGATTCCCAGGCAGCAATCTATCAGCAATTGTTTGGCAAGAATATGGCATTTATTGTTATTGAAAAGGGGACTAATCGTTTAGGATTCTTTAAGTGTTCGGATGAATTTATTGAAACAGGTTGGACTAAGGTGTCCAAAGCAGTAGAAGTTTATAACAACTATTTTGGCATTAACTCTTACCTGGATGTTTCTCAATATTATATTAACTCTTATTTATTTTAACATGAAATCACAACACCAATTTAGAACAAATCAACTAGGTATTACTTATAACCAGTATGGGGAAAACCTACACAAACAACTTCAACTTAACTATCAAAAACTAAAACTAAATGGCAAAGAATTTAAATCAACATCAGCAAGCATTAAAAGACAACCGAGAGGTAATCACCAAAATGTTACAAGAATATGAAGAAGCTAAAAGCACTCCTAATTGTAACCCCATTAGTATTATTGCTAACAACTATTTTATCATGGAGTTCAAAATCTCAGATGATGAACACGCAAACACACTTGGTATATGACCCAAATGACTTTCAAGAAACTTTTCATGATGATTTTGATTCTTCTTATGTCTTTTATGGTTGCAAGTACTTTACATTTAAACTAAAACATAAGTGCAATGGAAAATAAATTAACGGCAGTAGAATGGCTAATTCAAAGAATTGTAGGACATACAACATTGCCTATTGAAACCATTAATGAATTAATTTCAAAATCAACATCAATGGAGAAAGAGCAGATAATAAATGCTCATTTACAAGGATGGGAAGATGCTTATGATTATTTAATAGATAAAGATTTAGAAGCAAGACAAGCAGAACAATATTACAACGAAACTTATGGCACGAATTAGAGGAAAAACACTAACGCAAGATGAACTTAATTGCCCAGTTTGCAATTTTGATTATTCTAAAACTAACCTGGCAAAAAGATTTTTTAAAGCAGGTAATATGTTTTCAATAAGCTTTAATTGTGAATGTGAAAGTAGGCTACTACTTAGGTCAATGTCAAGGTACATGAAAATCTACGATGCAACAGAAATGCGTAGAAAGCAGTATTTAAAAGCAAAGATGGACAGGATTAAACTGAAAGAAAATGGAGGAAGTTAATCAAGATGAGTATTACCAAATGGCAATTGATTGGGCTACTGATTTTATTGAAACAAAAGAGCCAATGATTGACTTTAAATGTTACGATAATATCATAATTCACAATTCTCATGATTCATTATCAGTTTCAATTAATAGATTGAAATTCTCGAAAAACAGAGAACAATTTGCATCATTTATTAGAATTAAGAAATTTAAAGATTGGATAAACACACAACAAAATGAAAACTAAACAATTAGCATTAGGTGATTTCTTGCAAGAATTATTAAGTAAGTTTCACTACTCTATTAAAGACCAAGAATTACTTGATTCATTAAATGAAACAAAATTAATTGCAACAGAAGGCTTAGAATTAATTTACCACATTGATAAACCAATTGCATTACCTCAAATTGCAAAAGTAAGTGCCCAGGAGATACTTCAAGAAGTCAATCAAAAAGAAGAGCATTTCAATAAGTTTTGGGAAATGTATGATAAAAAGATTGGCACTAAGGATGCAAAGACAAAGTTTTTAAAGCTACCTGTAAAGGATATTGAGAAAATATTTGAAACTTTGCCCCACTATTTAAAATCCACACCTGATATTAAGTTTAGAAAGCATCCTGTAACATACCTTAATCAACGAACCTGGGAAGATGAAGGTTATATCCAAAAGATGATTATTAGACCACAGGCTTCAAACCATTTTAAGTTTTAAACATGAATGTACTAAGCTTATTTGATGGGATGTCTTGTGGACAACAAGCATTAGAAAGAGCAGGTATAAAAGTAGATAAATACTTTGCTTCGGAAATAAAGCCTCATGCTATAAAAGTAACTCAACATAACTATCCTAATACGATTCAGATTGGAGATGTTACAAAAGTATTTGCTAAGGATTTGCCAAAGATTGATTTGTTAATTGGTGGTTCTCCTTGCCAAGATTTTAGTTTAGCTAACAGAGAGAAGAAAGGATTAGAAGGAATAAAATCTGGGTTATTTTATGAGTATTTAAGATTACTTAAAGAATTAAATCCTAAGTATTTTCTTTTGGAGAATGTTGCTATGGATGACAAAAGTTATAGTATTATTTCTCATTTAATGGGAGGATTCCCAGTAGATATAAATTCAGAATTAGTTTCAGGACAATTAAGGCAGAGAAGTTATTGGACTAATATAGGTCCAGTAGAAAAAGATTTGTTTGGTATGTCTTATTCAAAAATTCCACAACCAAAGGATAAAAAGATTAGCCTACAATCTATTCTTGAAAATGGTTATACTGATAGATTCAAAGCAAGATGTATTTTGGAATCAGAAAGTAGACCATTAAAAAGTAAGGATAAAATGTTTAAAAGATATTCATCAACTGGATTTGGAAATATTGTTTATGACAATCAAGATTGCAGGTATAATGAGAATATTAGAATATTAACTCAAACAGAACTCGAAAGACTTCAAACTGTAAAGGAAGGATATACATCAATTTTATCAAGAAATGATGCTGCCTGCTTACTTGGAGATGGGTGGACAGTTGATGTAATTGCCCATATTTTAAGTTATATAAAGTAAAACAACAACACTATGAAACAAGATAAAATTGCATTTACTGATTTAGATGCCGAAAGAGAAGTATTAGCACTTCTAATGAACCATCCTAACTACACAAGGGACATCCAGAAGATAATAACTCCAGATGTGTTTCACTTTGGCACAACTAAAGCCGTTTATTTGACTTGCGTTGAATTATTTTCCGAAAAAGGGACATTCACTCAATCAGATATTATTATACGCTTAAAATCAAAAGGAAGCAATGATTGGGTAGATGTAATGATGGCATCAACAACAAGAACTCCTTTGAATGCTCAAGAGGTTATCTTATACTTAGCAGAACTAAAAGGTAAAAGAGATTTATTAACATTAACTCGTGAGGTCAATAATGCACTTGTAAATGGTGAAGATTATTTCACAATTGTTGATAAGATTAGCAATGTAACCTCCAATGATTTAATTAGAGAGGATACTAATGAGATACTAGACATGAAGTCTGCATTAGGTAATGCTATTAACAATATTGGCGATGTAATGACTAATGGTAGCTTATCAGGAGTGCCAACAGGATACAACATCTTAGATAATGTTACAGGGGGTTGGTTAAAAGGTAATGTTATATTATTTGCAGCACGACCTGGGCAAGGAAAGACTATTTGTTTGCTTGAACACTCACGATGTGCAGGAGAGATGAATAAGAAGGTATTATTCTTATCATTAGAGATGCCAGTTGTTTCTTTGATTTACCGAATGATTAGTGGTCAATTAGTTGATTCAACTCCTTACTCTAAAATCAAAACAGGAAGAATAGATATTAATCAATTCAATAACATTCAAAAGCAAGCAGTAAAAAACTTAGAGAAGCTACCTATAACATGGTATGATGGGGCTAATAGAGATATTAATTACCTATCCACATTAATACAAAAGATTGTTAGAGAAAAGAACATTGATATGGTTGTGGTAGACTACTTGCAACTTATCACAGATAGTTCAATTAGAAGCAATGATGAAACGGCAGTAGTTGGAAGTGTATCCAAGAAGATACAACAATTAGCTAAAAAGTTAAACATTCCATTCCTTTGTGCTGCTCAACTTAATCGCCAATCAGAAGGTAGAACATCTCACCGACCAAAGTTGTCTGATTTGCGTTCTTCTGGACAAATAGAACAAGATGCTTCGGTAGTTATTGGATTGTATCGTGATGACTATTATAAGTATGAGAAAGCCAAAGAAGAAGGTAATACTAATGTGGTTTATGACAATATTATAGAATATATATTTATGAAGAATAGAGATGGGGATACTAGGACTGCTGACCTTTACATTGATGTAGCAACAAGCAAGATTAGAGAAACAAACCCAAGCTACACTTCACCAGGATTTTAATTTGTTTTCATAGTGTTTAGTAGAATACCCATTGACTTTGTTGGTGGGTATTTTTGTTTAAAAAAAAAGACCTGTTAGCAGTTCTTATGGTATGCTAACAAGTACATTATAAAAGCAAAAGTCGGAGATATTCCCCGACCATGCTTAACAAACCACAACACCAATGAAACGCAATAAACGCGTTGTAAAGGTATTAAAATATATGAGTAATTCGGCAAATTTGCCCATGAACTTTTGAATGTAAGAAACCTTCGATAGCTTTTACCCCTCCTATGCCATAACCGTTGCGATGGTGCCATGAATCAGTACCACTAGGGCTTCTTAAAGATTCGATAGTTATACCAATTAAATCTTTTGAAGTTTTATGATGAACATGGTGAGTATAAAAATATCTATGCTTAGTATCACCCCAATCTTTCTTAGCCTCCTCTGCCATTAGCAAACCTAAATCTGCCTGCTTTGCTCCATCACCATGAGTAGTGCCGATAAGGTTCTCAAAGTATCTGTAATACTTACGATGTGCAATTGAACAATCAAATGTAATATTAGAAGAATGTCTGAACCAGGACTTAATTGCATCAGCAAGAAAGAAGCCATTAGTATAATCATGATTAGAAGGGTTAAATACAACATGAACATTTGCAACACCTGTAAGCTTTTCAATAACTTCTACATAAAGTTGTTTAGCCATTAAGAAATTATCATACCACATTTGACAAACATCTTGTGATGTTCCTGCCGTAGTGGTGTTCTTAGGAGAATCAACATGGAGAATATCATTACCAATAATTAACACTATTTGGTCAATGTTAAACCCATTTACCTTTTGTAATATACCCTCTACTCCTTCGTGTACTCTTTTTACTGCAATGTGAGAGTTATAATCCTCCCCTGTTTCAAAAGCAGTACACAACTTACCGATATGCACATCAGCTGGGTCTATAACCAACAAATGCCCATCAACTATATAATCCCTAACAATATCAGGATATACAGGTGAATGAGCATCCATTAATTCAATAATCTCATCTCTTAGATTCTCATAAGTAACTTGATTTTTATCCAACTTTACTGCTACTGAGTAATCCTTTGTCTTATCCCAATATAGATTAACACCTGTGATGTCAATACCTCTCTCTTCACAATGTTTAGCAAGCCCAGGGTTATCTTGTTGTCTTGCTAACTTATACTGAAACTTTTGCATACCCTTTCGGATTGTTTCAGAATTAAAAGTTGTACCTTCTACTGCTTTTCTAGAAGCTTCCCCTTTGCTTACACCTGTTTTATCAAGTATTTCAAGAGCCTTAGCTACTATTTGTGAATATGTTAGATTTGCCATTGTTTGTTTATTTCCAAATAAGTCGGAAGTATAAATACAATCCGATTATTAGAGTTTCAATTAAGATGATGTAAATAGCCCAAGTAGGTACTCTGTATTTAATTACTTCCTGCTTGATAAATTGTGTTTTGGAATTATTACTAGCCTTATACATTGAAGAGTAGATTTGTCTAACTGAATCAATGTTGATAGTAGCTTGTATATTGCCCTTAATTGAACGAATTATAACACTCCCTAGTGGTAGGTTAGATTTGTAATAAAAGTCCTTTAAACTCAAAGAATCACATGGATTCTCTATTGTTAAAGTATCGTGTACTGAACGAAAGATTTCTACATTGTTTGTGAGGCGAATAGTATCTCTAATCACCTCAGTATTTGAATTGATTGACTTACTTGACTTACACGAACCAAGTGCGATTAGTGTAAAGATTAGGATGCGTTTCATTTAGTTTGTGTTTATGAGAAGTAGATTTTAGCTTCTTCTTCCCTCCTTCTTGATAATCCTGGTATAACCCTTCCTCCACCACGATTCCATTTCTTAAACTCATCAGTAATCTTAGGGTTAGTTGGATTCCCATTAACTAATCTAAGAAGTGTTGATTTTTTTAATGCAGCAGTTCCACAATTGTAGGCAAACGAAACCAAGGCATCAAATTGATTTTGGTTTATGTCATCTCTACAATAAGAATCAACTGCTCTCTCAAATGAAACTAAAAGAGCCATCAACAATGTTGTGGCTTCTTCTTCGGTAATGGATGGGTCGGTAAGTTTAACCTTATGACCATCTTCGTAGTAAGTGCTTCCGTAACCTATGGTGGGAACGGATGATGGGCAAAGGTATGGCTTAGATTTAAAGCCTTCGTATTTCTTAATCAGGTTTAACCCTTTTTGACTTACTTTTGTGATTTTCATCGAATTGGTCTAGTTTATCTTCTAAGCGAGATATAGTCAATCGTAACTCTTGATTCTCTTTACTAAGCAATTCAACTTGCTCTGTTAGCTTCTCAACCTTCAATGTCATTGTTTCTGCTAAGTCTTGCCAAATTTTCACTGCCTTATCTACATTATCAAGTTCACTACCTTTTACTTCAACATTCTCTTTCTTTCTACCTGTAAAGAAAGCTACTACACCTACTATTGCAGTCCATATAGCATTGAAAGGATTGATTATATTATCAAAGTTATTATCCATTATGATTCAGTAGTTTCTTCTGGAATAGGTGATACCCAAGGAAGTGGTAGAACAATAATAGGAGGATTCTTTTCTGCTTCAATAGCATTAGCTAACCCAAGGTCAATAGCTACAACATCAAGTCCTGCATCTAACCAAGATTCTACTTGTGCCTGAGTTAAATCAGGATAAGCAGTAAAGTCTGTGTCGCTAGGGGTAGCACAAGCCATTGTACCATAAGATTCAGATGAATAAGTATCATCTTGTGCGTGTCTTCTCCAATGCACTACTGATACTACATCAATTAAATCACCTTCTTGTGGTTTGGTATCTAATTGGACTATTATCCATGAGTAAGCTATTGCCATAATATTAAAGTTCTATTTCTTCTATTTCTAATTCCTTAAATACTACACCACTTACCCAACCAGTTAAAAAAGGATAAGCATCTAATCCATCAGGATTAATTACTGCAATAGGAGTGTAGTCAATCTCACTTAATAATAAATCTCTTAGTTGTTGGTTTAACTTCTTAACCCCTTCTTTGCTAAAAGAATACTCACCTTTTTCATTTAATAATAAGTTTCCATCTTTATCAACCGAAGCATTATCTAGTCGTAAATCTTCTTTCTTCTCATTAAACTCATCAAGATGCTTTTGGATTCTTTCTCCAATCTTAATTAATTTCTTTTGTCCCTTAGTCTTTCCTTCTCCTACATGAGCATTTAAGAATTGAACTAGGGTCATTAATTGTGCGTTGGTTTTCATTTTATTTTGGATGTTTATGTTTTGAATGAGCAAATATAATAATATTTAGCAATTATGTTGCACTTGTAGACCTTTTTACAAATCCATTAGCATCTACAAATAAATCTCCTACAATTAAACCACTTGTACTTGTATCTCCTATATTCAACTTACCTGTTGTTTTAATTCTACTAGCTTCCAATCTTAATCCTGGATTTGAAGGTAAGTTGTTTGATGAAATAGCTATTCTTGCATATCCTGATTCGCTATCACCTAAAAATTGCATTTGACATGAATTACCACCAACCCAGTTTACATTTACACCACCATAAGCCCCCGAATCACCTGATGGGGAAGCAAACATTGATGAATTACCAATAGTTTGTGAACCAGTAAATATAGGAATTGTAGCATAACTACCACTACCACTAATATTACCTGTACCTCCACCTGTACCTATTGCAGTACCATTAACTTTAAATGTTCCGTTAATATTAACATCTCCATTAACTTGTAATTGACCTCCACCTGCTATGCCAGTTGTTGTGTTTATCATTACAATCTTAGAAGATGTAATTCTCATTGCCTCCGAAAAACCAATTAAAATACCTAGATGTGATGAGTTAATAATCATTGGTATTGAACCAAATGTATTATTTACTGCATTAACAAATATTGAATCATCACTAGAAAATAAACTAGCCCTACCAATACCAAAATTTAAGTTAGCAAAAGGTTGTACTGTAAGTTTGTATAAAGGAGATGTAGTTCCAATAGCAAAATTATTCCCATCATCAAAAGCAACACTATTAGTTAATGATGTAGCACCACTCCATTTAGTTAAGAAGTTAGTTGTACCACTACCTGATACACCTCCACCACCACCTGTACCAATAGATGTACCATTGATTCTAAAAGCACCTGTAATATTAATATCACCAACTACATCAAGCCTGTAAGCAGGAGATGAATTGTTTATACCTACATTACCTGTGTTGTAGAATATATTAGCACCACTTGTTGTCCATTGAGTAGCAGGAGAAGTAGTTGTTAAGATATTTCCACTTGAATCAAAACCTAAATAGCCAGCAACAGTTCCTGTGAATGAAGTTGTTGATGTGTAAAAAGGGAATGTCAATCTTCCTGATGTAATTCCTTTTACATAATTAATTAGTTCCGATAAATCAGTATTTTTTGACATCTTATTTTGCTTCTATTTTTGCATTTAATTCTTGAA